CTTTCATCGTCTATGTTTTGTATTTTTTCTAATGATTCTGCCATTGAGGTTAACTCTTTTGTTAAGAGGTCCCAAGCTTCACTAGAAAATAAATCTAGACGTTTTTCTAAAAATTCTCTATCTGTCACTTAGCTCGTTCCATACGAGCTTTAGCCAGATTTAATATTGTCTCTGATTGAAGATGTTCTACTTCTGGAATATTACGCATTGTCTCTGACTGTACATTTTGTGCATCGCTACGTAACTTCTCAATTTTAGCCATCTTTTCTGCTAATTCCATTTGACGTTCTACAAGAGCATCTTGAGATTGACCTTCTTGCATTTCAGATTGTATTTTCATAGCCTGTGCCATTTCCTTAGTAGCTCCGGCCTTCATCTCTTCTATTTCCATTTGAAGTTTCATAAGCTCCATTTGCTGAACCATTTGTTGCACTTGTTGTGCTTGTGGATCAGGTTGCATCATTTGAGCTATAGCCGCTTTAAGTTCTTCACGGTTAGATAGAGAAGTATTTTCAAATATAGACATGAGAAGCATTGAAAATGCAGGTGTTCCTTGCTGTGTCATAGACAACAACTGAATCATCTGTGTCATTTCAAGTTCTTTAGCCATTATTCCCATACTGGAGTTAGGAATAAACATATAGTCTCCTGCTGGATAACGGTCAGGAGCAAACTGCATATAACGCCAAGCTGACTTCTTAATTAAAGGTATAAGAAAGTTTTCTTGAAAGTTCATAATAGTACGTTTCTGACGCTTTATAGAGGCCGCTTGAAGCATAGACATTCCAGAAGCAGTATTGTTTCTAGGATTAGATGCTCCGCTTGTAGCACTGTCCATAGCTCCTGTACCCATCTGAACCATACGTTCTAGTTCAGCACCTTGGTTAAACGTAGTTTGAGCTACAGAACCAAAATTCAGAGGCATCAGGGTTGAACGTGGATCACCATTCGTAAGAATAGTTTTCCCTGCTTTAACCTCAAATTTAACACCTCTAGGCAATCTTGTTGCATCAACTCCCATCATAGGATGGGTTGTAAGAGCTAGAGCGTCAATTCTGGCACGTAACTCAGCATCAAGAGCCTTTTGGGGATTATATCCCTTTTCTGCTACACCTCGACCCCAAAACTTATTTGGAACCCTATCTAACTGAAAAGCGACAAAAGGACGATCACCCATTAAATAAGGGTTTTCTGTAGCCTTAAGGACTGAACTATCGTTAGCTATTATTACTACAGCTTCTACTAATTCATCCTCATCATAATCAAATTGATCGTCTAAAGAACTTTCGTTACCGGATAAATACTTTTTAGGTACTCTTCCCCAATACTCAGTAATTTTTACTTTATCATTATCGTCTGATCTGGAATCATTTTCCTCATCAAAACCTAAGTCCATTTTATCATAACTTCCTACAGGTTTATCTTCGTATATTCCGTTTCTTATACCTTCAATAATTTCATATTTAGGTTTAATGACTACCTGAGCAACTCCTAAAGCTTCGTCTATAGATGTAGCTGAAGGGTCTATAGCAAACTCTTTGGGTGTCAGAGGATCAATTCGTACCGTAGTCATGTCCTCTTCGTATATTACGGTATCTGTAGTTAAGGTATCCGGTATAGCCGATTCACCCATCTTTTTGTTTATTTCTTCATCTACAGTTATTTTAGCAATACCTGTACCATAAATAGCCGCATTAAGAAGTGCCTCTACAATAGCATCTTTAGCTTTAGCTCTGTTTAAGTCTTCCTGTAGGTTCATCCGAACTACTTTAGCGTCCGTAGGGTCTTGATCTGCTACATCATCTCTTAAATCAAACCACTGTTCTTTGCCAAATATAGCTTCTTCTAGCTCTGCTACAGTAGCTTCTATAGCCTGTTGAGTTGCTGGAGCAATTAATCTAGAGTTTTCAGAGGCCCTCATTTGATCCCCTGAAGTCCAAATACCACGCCAAATACGGTAATATTCGTCCCATCTTGTTAAATAGTTTGTATTTCTGTGGTCTTCCCACTGTGTTACTTTATCTACTACCCAAGAACTTAAAGAAGCTTGTGGGTCATTATATGCTAGTTTACTAGTATCCAGAGACATTATCTATTGGTTCCCATTCTTCTAATTCTATTGACTGTGCAAAATCTGCAACAGATACTTGATCTATGTAGGCTAGAGAATCAAGTAAATCATCGTGAGCTAATGGACTAGGAAAGTCAAGCATTTGTGTTATAAAGTGAACATTCCAATCTGCTTTTCTTAGTTTTATTTTCCCATGTTCCATACGACCCTGTAAGGCCCAAACTATTCTATCTTGTTTCTTTTTACCACCGTGAGATACGTCTGTAATGTTTATCCATCTTCCTCGTATTCTCATTTCATCTTCTAAATAAGGCATTATAGCATTTTTTAACGCACCTGATTCGATTCCTACTGTAACTGCCTTTACATCTTCAGCCGCATTTAGTATTTTAGAGGCAGTCTCTTTAATTCCCCACCTACCGTGAAAAATATCCTTTACGTGCCACTCATCTTGAGCTATTTTTACGACTGATATAGCAGTTTCGTCTAATTTAGAAGATTTTAGTCCTCTTTCTTTCTTAGCTTGTTCAAAGCCAGCCGGGTCCACCGATATAACGAAGTGACCTTGTGTTTTAGCTTTGTAATCATCAAATTCATCGTCATCAACATACTGAATCCACTCCTCTTTAAAAATCCCACCTGAAAATGATTCAAAAGTGGCTTCAAACTCTTGTCTAAATGCCTGAGTAGACATTGTTTTACGAGCCGCTTCTATTTCTTTAGGGTCTAAAAAAGTATTATCAGTAGAATTAAACTGAAATGCTTCCCAATCTTCTTCGTTTTCTTCTTTTTGAGCGTCTAACCATAGCTGGTAAAAGTGATTTTTTCCTGCTGGTGTCCCTATAAATAAAGCTTCACCTTTTACGTCTGCCAGAGTTGGTCTTAGGATCATTTCCCAGACCTCCTGTTTCATAGATGCGTACTCATCCATAACAACATAAGCAAGACCCACACCCCTAAGAGTATCGGGACGGTCCGAACCCTTGAGATAAATTTTTCTATCATTAACAAGAGTAAGTGTCGCAGTATTCTCGTGTGCAGATTTGATGACATCTTTACCCACCTCTTTTAAAATAGACCAAAGAATATCCTTAGCTTGTTGAAAAGTAGGTGCTACGTAAAATACATCTTTAGAGGTACTTTGGAGTGCTTTAATAATTAACACCCAAGCCGCTAAATAACTCTTACCAAATCTTCTACCACATGAGGCAACTTTAAATCTCTTAGGAGAAGTAAAGATTTCCATTTGAGCCTTGTGAAGAGTGACATTTAAATCTGTCATTCTTTTTCTTCGTACTCAGCTTCTATGGTCTTAAATTCTTCTGCTTCTTTTTTTTCAATCGCCTTTACAGATTCAACTATAATATTAATACCTAAATCTTGGTGATCGTGTGTAATCTCAACTGCTTTTGTCGTAGGTATAATTCTGTCCAGACACATTTTTAGACAATGCCTGTCACCTTCTAGAGCTAGTTCTATTACTTTCTCTACTATCTCAGGACCCTTATTAGACATAAGTTCTCTGGATAGTTTGGTGAATTTATTCAGCGATCCTTTTTTTCTACCTTCGGGGTTTAAAGGAGGCATCCCTTTGTATAAATTAGGATTTCCTCTTTTTCTCTTTACCGGAGGGGAAACCGGATCATCTGAAGAAGACATAAACATTATTCCTTTTTGCTTTAACCCGTCTTTCAGCAAAGCTGAATTAAGGAAGACAAAACATTACTTAAGATTACTTAAGTGAGTAGTATAAGTTATTAACTTAAATAAAGAATAAACACTTAAAGGTTATCACTTTGGTTTCTTAAGTTTACTTAAGTAACTAACCACTCAATATACTAATATTGTAGCATATTTAACAGCTTAAGTCAACCCCCCTTGGTCTTCTTTGGTACATACCGCGATTATGAGCAAAGTCAACCCTTAATTTCATTTCTTTTTAATATTTATGTAATTCTTAAGGTCCA